CGCGAGGTTTCTCATTCTGGAAACACTCAAAACCAAAAAGAGGCTCAGAGAAGCAATAAGTCTGGATTCCTTGGTGTAAGTCCGAATAACCGCCGTTGGAAAGCAACGATTGCCGTTCATGGCGAGCACAAATATCTTGGGACATTTGATACTCCAGAACTTGCACATCAGGCGTATTTGGACGCGAAAAGGTCATTGCATGCTACCTGCACCATTTGATTTCAAGGTCATTTGAGCAAGTGCGATCTTTTCGTTCGACTGAATATCAGCCTCCTTCAGCATCAAATTCGCTAGTTCGACGCGACGTTCAAAGTCTTTTCCTTCGGCCTGATCGTCTAAATTGTTGGCTAGGGCAGAGATTATTTTTGCGTTCGTTTCTCTTGGGGCAAGTTCAGCTTCGACTGTTGCCTTCTGAGCCTGCGCTTGCTTCAGTTGAACGTCTGCTTGCTTGACTGCCATCTCAAGCCCTGCGGCTTGCTGCTGAATTTGTTGCTGTTGCGGGTTGGGCTGTGACATTTTCTTCAACTGGTCAAGCATTTCTTCTCGGTTTGGCAAACCAGAACCTTTTATGATTCCTTGCATCAATACTGGCGTCAAATGAGACTCAGCACCAAGAGTCTGGATTAGGAACGCAAGCTGCTTGTTTTCCATTTCCCTTGCGATAATCCCTAAAGCACCCGTCGGGATAAACTTCACATCAACGCTCGGATACCGTTCAGGATCAAATTGCATGTAGCGCCAAGCCGCTTTGTAAATGAATGGCACCAAGAAGTCTTCTTGGAAATTCACCAAGCAGCGTTTGTATTTTTTAATGAGTGTCGCAGTCGCCATGTCCATCGACTGACCATCACGCGCAACCGCAGACACCGTACCGTTGGAGTCAATCGTACCCGTCGACATGAGCAACATGCGCTCAAATTCCTTCGAGGTATTCATCGCAGCGCCGTCGTTGGTGCCGAAGTTAAACGGGTAGATGATTTCGTTCGGTGCGCCGTTGGTCATAAACGCACGGCCAGGCTTCACTTCAAACTTCGCGCCTCTCGGCATCCGGGTCGCGTCCAGAGCCACCATCGGGGCAACCGTCAAGGCCAGCGAATCCATGTGGGAGCGCATCGAACCGTCGATGGCGCTCTGCATGTTAAACGCCTTCTCTGCGGTGCCGCGTCCGAGCAATCGGTTCGGTACGGTGTCGGCCTGATACGCGAGAATAGGACGATCTTGCATCATGTACGGGGATTTCTCGGCTTTTAGCAATGTCGAGCCATTGGCTACAACAACAATTGCTTCAACCATGTCGGAATAGTCTTCCATCTCGTCCGAAACACCCAAATCTTCGACTTCTTCCTCGACCAGATACTCACGCGGCACCAAGCCGTAGTAAGTAAGGAGTTTGATCTTGTGATCCTTGAAATCCGACTTTTCCTGCGTAGGAGCGAGGGAATCATCTTCATAGCACGACCCGATATCGACGTTCAGGTACTTTCCAGACTTGATTCCCTGTGCAATCTTGTGGATCGAGACTTCACGCTCGACCGCCGTACCCATACAGTCGTCAATCGACGTACCGTTCGGGTCGGACAGGAAGTTTTTGGGATTGACCGGCACCAGCTTGACGCAAACACGGTCTTTTTCGCCTACGCCATACGCCATGTTCTGCTGATCGAGCGGAACCTGCATGGGTTTGTACTGTTTTTCGCTGCCGACGGTGATTTCGGCAATGCCCGTACCGTAAATCTCGGCCAATAGCACGATCTGGTCGATGCTTTTCCTGATTTTGTCCTGCGCGAAGTCCTCGTTAAGCTGCGCCTTCAGCTTTTCAACGTCCATCGGGCCGTTTTGGTCGTTCAGGTCATCCTTGATGTCGAAATACTCGCCCTGACCAAAGATCGCCTCCATGACTTCAGCGTGGCGCGTCTCAATCGCCTGCTGAGTCGCAGGGGAAATCACCTTGCTTCGCTCAGAATCCCGCTGTTTGTCGCTACCGGCCCATATTCCACGGAACATGCGCTCGTACTTGTCCCACTCGTCGGCGTAGTTCTGATCCCGATGCTCACGCCACTTGTCGCAGTGATCGACAACGAAGGCGGTCAGTTCCTTTTCGTTCTCGGTGGGCTGGTGATACTCAGTCTGCTCCTCGGACTCGACTTCATCGACCACCTGTCCGGTGTTTTCCAGTAGCGGGGCGGGTTCTCTGGCGGGGAATTTCATCGCTCATACCTCTTACATAAGTTGCGACAACATACCCCAACCTACAGTCAGAGTCAAGTGAGTGCCTACTTCCCGATATTATCATACCCCAACGCGGCTTCGATCTCCAACATACCCTCGCCAACCCATATCTTGTCGAACCCGTCCGTCCAGTGGTCGCGCCAATCGGACGTTTTCCCTGTCCATGTCGGGGTGTTGCCTGGAATCTGCGCCAGAAACTCCTGCTTCGGCTCCGACTTGCCAAGATACCGCGCCAACCCCTGTGCTACAGAAATATCTGTAAGCATACTCTCGTACTTAAAAGCGTACGCCGAAGTGAGCAACCACTTCGCGTAAGAGTTATACACGGCGGGCATCGACGAATTGTAGTAGTCGAAAAACTGCGCTATCAGCTTGTCCTCTGTGATGGTATCTTCCCATCCCCTCATCTGGTGGTTCTGATACCTCTGCGCCGAGATCAGGACGTTGCGCGGATTCCGATACACATACGCGACTTTGTGCTTACCGGCCAGCAGGTAGTTCGCGGTGTGCATGTGGGGCGACGGTGAGGCGCCGAGCATCCGGCAAATCTTCTCAGTCATGTTGGTGCCGCTCTTTGGAATTCCCGAAACTAATACATCGTACTTAGAATAATCATGCACTTACATTCCTTTCGTGAAATGGGTGGTATTTTTCTTTAGCGGCCATGTAAGCGTCGCTTGCTTCTTTTGCTGTCTTGAATTCCTTGTATAGCACAACTTTTTTATTTACTTTTAAACAAACGCAATAATAGCCGCGTCTTAAAGAAACTCCACGGTATCCTGTTTTGTTTTTGCTAAAAGGCGCGGTTAGGTTCTGCCTGTTTTGGCTGTTGGTTGCTTCTCGAAGGTTTGAAATCCTATTGTCGTTCTTAATCCCATTGATGTGATCCATCTGACCAGATGGCAAAACTCCATGAACATATAGCCAAGCTATTCTATGTGCAAAGTGTTTCTTCTTGTTTATTCTTAAATAAACGTAACCCTTTACACCAACACCACCGGCTTTTTTCCCGATCCAATTTCTAAGCGAAGTTTTCTTTTTCCAAAAAAACTCACCAGTTTCTGGGTTGTAATCAAACAGGTCTTGTACGTCTTGTTGAGTAATCATTTGAGTATCCCTCTCAAAGTGATCCATGAGGAACTACGGCAACTTGATGGATCGTCAAGCTTTCGGGAGCTACCCTAGCCGAGTTCCAAAATTATAACATGCCTAGAATCCACAGACGTCATCCAAAATTTCATAATCTGCACTGTCATCCTGGCGTTGATATGAGGTATTAACAAGGTTTGCAACAAGCGAGAGGGAGTCCAACAAATCGTCATGGACTCCTTTTGATGGGAACGACACATACTCTTTTTTCAGTTGATCCCAATTTTCACGGCTATTCAATATAACCCTGCCGTGTTCAAAAAGTCCAGCCAGATTGTAGGTAATGCGATTCACTTTACTTCCGGAACCTATTGGTATGGCTTCAACATGCGCGAACACATTATTTTTTCGCATGAGATCGGACAAATAAGGCTGAAGCGCCCTTTGTAGCGATCCCTTTTCGATTCCAACCATAAGTGGTCGGTGAGTCCTGATAGCCATCAGAATTCTAGTGGCTGTCTCTCTGACGTTCCATCTCCCGTATTCTATTTTTCGCACCCACCACTTACCGCCGTCATCGACATGCACGACGGCAATCGCTGAATTATCCAGGTGCTTCTTCTTCGTCGCGTCCTTCACTTCCTCGAATCCGGCTGGATCGACGGCGATGTATGTGTCGCACTGTCGCGGCGGCTCCTCCGAATACTTCAGCCACGATTCCTTAAATATGTTCTCCCCCATCGTGTCGAACGATGCCATGTACTCTCGCTGGAACGCCATCGTACTCATGCTGCGCTTGGCGTTCTCGATTTCCTTCGGGTCGATCAGTTCGTTATCGTAGGTTGTCAGGTGCCACGACTTCCATTCGGGATCCTCACCGCTGGCTCCACGTTCGTAGTATTCGCGGAATAAACTATCCCCGCTATCCGGAGTCCCGATAAACAAGGCTCCGCCCTTCAGGTCGGACAGCGAGGGGCGGATAATGTCCTCCCACACCATGTCACGTACGTCTTTCATTTCGTCGATAACGGCGTAATAGACTTTCATCCCTCGGAGTGCATCAGGATTGTCGCAGCCCCTGATCCTGATTTTTACTCCATTGACGAGGGTTATCTCTCCATCATTGACGTTGCTTTTTTTGGTTACGGGGAATGCCAGCCTAACCAACAAATCCCACATGAGGGTCTTAGCCATGCCAAAAGTTGGCGCGACGTACAAAATTGTCGCATCAATGTGCTTACATTCAAGCCCTTTGATTATCACGCGCACAGCACTACCGCGAGTTTTTCCGACACGGCGTCCAGCGACCACAACTTGAAACCGCGTGGAATCGGAAAAAATCTCTTGTTGCCATTTCAGTAAATCAAATTTCAGGGTCGTACTCATAGCAGCAATCCTAACTCCTGCATGTAATCCACCGGATGCTTCGCGCTTTTCTTCAAGTTGCAAACAGAGTGCAGCAGTTGCATGTTGCTATCAATATTCTCACCACCAAGCGCAATCGGCATTCTGTGATCCAAATGGAAGTCACCATTCAATGGTTTGAAGCAGCAGGCGCACTTGCCTTTCTGCTTTTCCATAAGGATACCAACAATATCCTTCGACAACTTACCGCCAGCCATCTTACGTCTGCGGTTAATGCAGAATGTCCGTGAGTGACTGTTATTTTCCGCTCTCCATTTTTTTCTTCCGGCAGAAACCCTATCTCTGTTTCTCTCGTACCAATTCCGAAGGCATTGCGCCATTTTCTCAGGGTTTTCTTTGACCCACCTAGCTTTTATCTCCCGCGACTTCTCACGGTTTTTTTCTGCCCACACTTTTGCTGCAAGCAGATACTTTTCCTTGTTTTGAATGTAAGCAATCCTCGACCTCTCCTTATTGCAGGAGCGGCATTTGCCTGATTTCATTCTGTCGGTTGATCCGCACTTCACGCACGGTTTTGATACAATTACTGTATCCATGACGCCTCCACGATAGGTCGATTGGTAGAGGCCGGATACCGTTAGCGCGGTTCCGGCTTCGCTCATTATACGCTTTGCAACTGGTTATTTTCACTAACCTTTTGCTCAATCGTGACGCCGCTGTGATCCTCCATCGCTGGCACCGACACCTGCCCAATGACGATTGTTATATTCCCCATTCCTCCAATCGCGTTACGCGACTCACCGTCGCCGTACTTCATCCTATCCAACTTCGCCGCCTGCTTCGTATAGTGTTCCACCTTCAACCGATTCACGCCCAACTGCTCCATACTCGCCGCAGCAACCTCCCTATCCGCAGCGTCGGCCAATACATCCGCCCTCGCTCGATACGCCAGCGCCACATCGTCAGGACAGTTCTTCTCCACCCACTCGCGGATTATCCACCACGGTATCTCGGCATCAGCCTCAGCCGATAGCCTGCAGGACAAGTCAGCGTGACTCGCCCCCTCGCTGATCCCCAACATCAGCACGTCGAGCATCCAATCCTCACCCTTAACCTCAATCAGCCGGTCAAGCGCGGCGTAACGGCGTCTGGTTAGTTTTCCCATGGGCGGAGTGTAGCGGTGTGGATAACTTTTGACAAGGGCTTTTGGCGAGATTCTTGATATAGCTAAAACTCACCCGCATCCGACTCGACCCACCCCCCCCTAGTGAGCGCTCACTACCGGAGTGAGTGCTAACCAACCAGGCGGACTGCTCGCCCAGGCTGCGCTCAATCGCCACCAATGCGCCAGCATGTAGGTCGGCATCGCATCGCAAGGGGCAACAGGGGCAGCTATCGCCTAACCCTATACGACTACCTCAACAGGGGCAACAGGGACAACAGGGGCAGGTTTTGGAAAAGTGTTTTGGATTGTCACTGACAGGGACAGAACAGAGTGAATGTGTAAGTAGTGCCGCTCATGCCTACATCGCAACAAGTGCCAGACCCGATTTACAACAAGTGCACAGTACACCGTATATCTACGTTATGTAAAATCGACTACGCGGGTACACGCACGAGTACGGTTTTGTTGAATCTTGCCATTGCATATGCTACACTTATTGCAGCAACTGCATCACTTACACACAATCCCATTAACAATCAAGGAGTTAATCATGTCTATCTCTGAATACTTAGGGCGCACTACACGCAAGGCCGGCAAGCTCGCCACGATTGCGGAAGAAATGGCGCTTGAAGGAATCGACTATGTATCCTTCCAACGCCTTGCCGGCGAGCTTCGCGCTGCTGGCTGGAGCTACAAAAATACAGGGCGCTTGCGTGTCTGGCTTGCGCCAGGTGAGACTGCGCTAACGGTGAAACTTCAGAGGCCGGCCAACATGATCTATGTTGTTGGCACTGCTGTCGCTGCTTACATTGAAGGAAAGGACGAAGTTAAGGTGAAGGATTTGCATGCTCACCTGCTGGCTGTTATCGGGCTTGACGTTAATAATCTGGCGAACAATTCGATGGAGCTTAGGTGTAAACGCAGGGAATGGATGCTGGTGAAGGCGGAAGGCGGGAACCATTGGAAGCGAATAAGTAGCGTTAATGCCTAGATAAATACAATCGAACACAGCACCGTGATCTCGGTGCTATTGTTTGGCTCATGGGACGCCGGAATTCACCGACGCCCGGACTGGAAAAGGGGATTGAGATGAGCATATACACCGAACGCGAGTTGGCGCAAATAGCATTCATGAAGGCTAATCCGACTGTTGTTGCCAGGGTTGGCGCTGAGATTGTGCATAAGGTTCTCCGCCGTCGTGCATACGATATTCGATCTGGAGAGGCCGCAACCTGTATCCGTAACCCGTTCGTCAGGTTTGACGCTAACGGCTTTATCGCGTATCAAATCTAATCATAGGGGAATATTATGGCCGAAAAACAAACTACGTTGTGGGCGATTCGATTCTCGCCGGTCAGAGGATGGCAGGTTATCCGAGAGCGGGATTGCGATGCCAAGAATGCACAGCTTTATCTTGACGTATTCCAGTCCGATGAACCGCAGGTAGCTTTCAAAGTCTCGGACAAGAAACCGAAGATGAACGAGGATTACAACTTCGCCTA